CTAAAATAATTTGTGTTGTCCGACGATTCAGCCATTACTTTCTCCTTCGCTTACTCTTTAAATATCCTCTAGGATCAGAAAGCGCATTTCTTTGTGCATTAACTTTATTAATTAACCTTTTTTTGTTGCGTTTTTTCTCTGTTTTAACCACTGTAGGTTTTTTGAAATATCGTCGTTCACGACACTCATCCAAAATTCCTTCTCGTTTTACTTTTTTGATAAATTTTCGCACCATCTTTTCAGCGTCCCCATGACACTCGTCATGGTGTACTGTTACAAGCGGCTCAGTCATTTTTTTATTTTTTGTGTTTCTGTAATTTTTCATGTTTTTACTTTCTTAAATTATCGCTAACCTTACCCCAGTTTCCAAACCCAGGAATATTACTAATATCAAC